CCTCAAGGTTTGATAGATTAGGCGTCCATGTTGGAACTGCTGATCAAGCTAATGATAGATTTAAATTTGCAAGAGATGTAATGGAAAAAGAAGAGGGTATGACGCTACCTTTAAAAATAAGAACGGACAAGCCATTTGAAATTAAAGATTTTGAAGAGTTTGGGATTAAGCCAGATTTAAGATTTGATATGACTGAGGTCATAGACGGTAAAACTGTTTTAACTGAGGATGGTGTTAGAGAAGCTATGAATGCATATGCTGATGCAAAAAATGTTGATTTAGATATAGGCGCAGATTTATTTAGAAAAGAATTAACTGATAAAGGGTATACTAACATTCCCTATATTAATCTTGTGGAAGGCATAAATAGAAGTGCAGAAGATTTTGCGTTACTTAAAGGTAAAGGTATAGATTTCACAAAAGAAAACATAAGCAACATTATGTTAGTTGATAGAACTGCTAAAGATCCGGCGGTAATAAAAAGCCGGTTTGCAAAATTTAAAGATGTATATGACCCAAATATAATGGCTGGTATTACCGGCATGGGTTTGTTATCCCAGTTGGAAGGTGAGTAGCATGGAAAACGAAATAAACGAATTAGCCCAAAACCTCGAAGCTGAATTAAATCCTGAGGTAATGGGCGACGACGAGCTCCAAGGCATTCTTGGCAAAGAGATCGACGACGCAATCGATTACTCAGATAACTGGGTGTCACCGATTAGAGCGTCTGCCACCGAGTATTATCAGGGTAAACCTTTTGGTAACGAGGAAGACGGGCGCAGCCAAGTTGTCAGCATGGACGTACGGGATACCGTACAGGCGATTATGCCTTCGTTGATGCGTATTTTTAATTCTACTGACAGAACAGTTGAATATTCACCTCAGGGCCCAGAAGATGTAGAGGCAGCTAAGCAGGCGACAGAGTACGCAAACTTTATTATTAATAGAGACAATAATGGCTTTGTGGAGTTTCACGCTGCTTTTAAAGATGCGTTAATACGTAAAGTAGGTGTTCTAAAATGCTACTGGGACGACAGGACAAAATACGAGACACACGATTTAAGCGGTTTAGATGATAACGCGCTAAACGCTCTTATGTCTGACCCTGACGCTGAAGTTGAGATAGTTGCGTCTGAGCCTATGGGAGAACCTATGATGGATCAGATGACAGGTGAAATGATGCCGCCTCCGATGATGCACGCTGTTAGAATTACTTACACGCACCCAGACGGGCGTGTAAAATTAGAAGCTGTGCCATGTGAAGAATTTCTAATTTCTCGTGAGGCAAAATCTATCGAGCAAAGTGACTATGTTGCACACCGGCGTATTGTTACAGTGTCTGAGCTTGTTTCTATGGGTTATGACTTCGACGAAGTTTCATCATTAGCGTCAGCTCACGACGACATGAACACAAACGTCGAGAGAACTACACGTAACCCAGCCTTAGCTAATGAAATGAACGAGCGTGACGACGACGCAATGAAAAAAGTTCTATATGTCGAAAATTACATAAAAGTAGATTACGACATGGACGGCATTGCAGAGCTCAGAAAGATATGCACAGCCGGCGACGGTAATAAAATTTTAGCTAACGAGCCTTGCGGTATGGCCCCATTTGCATCGTTTTGTCCAGATCCAGAAGCTCACGACTTTTATGGTATGTCAATTGCCGACGCCGTCGCTGACATCCAGCGCATTAAATCTAACATCATGCGTAACACATTAGATAGCTTAGCCATGTCTATTCACCCACGAGTTGCCGTGACTGAAGGTATGGTCAATTTAGACGACGTTTTATCAACTGAAGTGGGCGCCATAATCAGGCAGAGAAGTGCCGGTCAAGTTCAGCCACTTTCCATGCCGTTTGTCGGCCAGCAAGCATTTCCAGTTTTACAATATATGGATGAAGTTAAAGAGGCTCGTACAGGCATATCTAAGGCATCTGCCGGATTAGATGCGTCAGCTCTACAGTCTTCCACAGCGGCAGCGGTAAACGCTACCGTTACGGCGGCGCAGCAACACATAGAAATGATTGCTAGAATTTTTGCTGAGACAGGCATGAAGCGCCTTTACGAAATTGTTTTATACTTAATAACCACGCACCAAGACGCTCCTAGGATGGTTCGCCTTACAAATGAATTTGTGCCAATCGATCCTCGTGTATGGAACTCCAACATGGACGTATCTATAAACGTGGCGCTTGGGCGTGGTTCAGATAGTGAGCGCATGATGATGCTACGCCAGATTGGTGAAATGCAGAAAGAGGCAATGCAAACTATGGGCGCCGCCAACCCACTTACTGACATTAATAAACTATCTAACACTTTAAAATCTATGACTGAGTTAGCTGGTTTTAAAGATACCTCACAGTTCTGGAGTGACCCAGCTCAATTTCAGCCTCCACAGCAAGAAGAAAAGCCGGATATTAATGAGCAACTTATTGCAGTTCAAATACAGCAAATACAGGCAGACATACAAAAGAAAGTTGCTGAGTTAGATTTAGAGCGCGAGAAAATGATTATGGAAGATGATCGTAAACGTGACGAGCTCGACGCCGAGCTGTTTGTGAAAGCTGAAGAAATGAGTGCTAAATATGGTTCACAGCTTAACGTTGAAAAGATCAGAGCTGACTTGGCTATTAACAGAGAGGTAATGAAAGCTCAGGCTGACATAGTTAAAGGGTCTATAGATGACGAAGAGTAAGCAACAAGTCATCGACGACGGCCGGTATGCTGAGCGTTTAATGGGCGACGTCGATTTCAATAGAATGCTAGACGAAATAAAAGGGGATTGCCACTTACAGTTTGAGTTAACTGACATTGGTGATAAGGATGGCCGCGAGGCTATTTATATGAAATTGCGTGGTGTTGAAGCCGTCAGGCAAGCGCTGCGTGCAATGGTTGATAACGCGAGTATTGAAATAAAATCAAAATAGTCGCATAATAGGAGATAATATTGATGTCAGAAGTCAACAACCCACAAGGGAATGATCTGCAATCAGCACAAAATGCAATTAGGCAACTACTTACGCCCGAAGAGGATAACGTAACGGAGCCGAACGCGCTTGAGGCCGAAGAGACACAAGAAGAAGTTGTCGAAGAAGCCGAAATGCCTGAAGAAGAAGTTTCTTTAGAAGAAGCTGAAACGGAAGGCGAACTTGAAGTCGAAGAAGAAACTGAAGAACTCGAAGACCAATCTTTTGACATACTTGCACATACTGTGGAGGTAGACGGTGAAGAGATTACAGTTGAAGAGCTCCGACGTGGAAACCTGAGACAGAAAGATTACACACGCAAGACACAAGAGTTAGCTGACGCAAAACGTAGTATGCAAGCTCAATTCGAAGAAGTCGAACGTGAACGTGCTCAGTATGCTCAACTACTTCCAGCTTTGGAAGAACGGTTGAACTTACCAGCGGAACAGGAGCCTGATTGGGATAAACTGTACGACACAGACCCCGTGATGGCAGCGAAAGCAGAGCGTCAATGGAATAAGCAGAAGGAAGAACGTAAAGGTCAACTGGATGCTGTACACCAAGAGCAAGAAAGAATGGGTAAAATTAACGAAGAGAGGAACGCGCAAATGCACGCTCGATACGTTGATGAGCAAAGACAGATCTTGCCTGACCTTATACCTGAATGGCGCGACGTTAAAGTCGCTAAACAGGAAGCTACAGAGTTACGTGATTTTCTCATAAACCAAGGTTTTACTGAGGAAGACGTAAGTGGACTAGCAAATGCTTCGCTTGTGAAGTTAGCTCGAAAAGCCATGTTATATGATCGAGGACAAACTCGTGCAACTAAGGCAAAGACTAAGCCTAAGCCGAAGTCCAAGACACTTAAAACGGGCTCTCGAAACTCACAGCCAAAACCGAAAGCGGCACAAACACAAGCGCTTCAGCGCGTAAAACAGACTGGCCGTGTGCAAGACGCAGCGGCTGCAATTAACACGTTACTAAGTAATAGGAGGCCATAATGGCTATTGTAGCAAACACATTTACGGGCTATTCGGCTGTAGGTATTCGAGAAGAATTATCTAATATAATTCAGAATATTTCGCCAGAAACTACGCCCTTCATTTCTAACGTTGGTTCAGAAAATGTGACCAACACTTACTTTGAGTGGCAGGAAGACTCGCTTTCCGCTGTTTCGACTACGGCGCAGATTGACGGTGATGATGTAGCATCATTTGCCGCTACAGCCGCGACTACTAGAAAAGGTAACTATACCCAAATTCTACGTAGAACCACAATCATTGCAGACAACCTTGCAGACCAAGACACCGCAGGCCGCACCAATGAATTAAGTTACCAATTGGCCAAGCGCGGAAAAGAAATTCGCAGGGATTTAGAAGCAACTATGCTTCTAAATAATGCAAGTGTAGCAGGGAACGCATCTACTGCCAGAGAAACTGGTGGCTTAGGCGCTTGGATTGCAACTAACGAGAATGTCGGTACAGGCGGCGGTTTAACAACCGGTGACGGTACAACAGCTCGTACAGATGCGGCTTCCAATAATATGCGTGCGTTTACAGAAACCATTTTGAAGGATGCAATGCAGCAAGCATTCGTATCCGGTGGTGAGCCAACGATGCTAATGGTTGGTCCGGTTAATAAGCAAAAAGTATCAGCTTTTGCCGGTGTTGCAGCGCAACGTTACCAAGCTCCATCTGATGGCCCAACCACAATTATCGGGGCGGCTGACGTTTATCTATCTGATTTTGGGACACTTTCTGTGATCCCTAACAGGTTTCAACGTGAGCGTGACGGATGGTTATTAGACCCAGAATATGCGTCAGTATCTTACCTACGTCCGATCCAACAGGTTGAGCTTGCGAAAACTGGTGACGCTGAGAAGTCAATGATCTTGGTGGAAGCTGGTTTGAAAGTTTCAAACGAAGCTGCACACGCAATTTGTGCAGACTTAACCATAACATAATAATAGTCAGGGCGGCGCAAGTCGCCCTACTTTAACTCAGGGGAAACCAATGGGTCAGAAACGTTTATTTGATAAAGATCCTATGATGGGAACGTCTACTTACTGGCACGTTACAGATAAGGGCGAGTATATGCTGGAAACCGTTCAAGACGTTACGGCAATAGCTGATAGAAATAAAAAAGAATACAACCAATCACCTAATAAATATGGGGACGTAAATAAGGTAGCATCTATTCCACTTTCCGTGTATTATGAATTAAAGCGTCAGGGTATTGTTAATGATCCCAAGGCTTTACGTAAGTGGTTAAATGACGGCGATAACAGAGTTTTTAGAACAAGGGCAGGCACACTTTGAGTATAGCAAATTACACTGACCTAAAAAATACAATCGCTGATTTTTTAAACAGAAGTGATTTAACGGCGGTAATTCCAACATTTATAAGTTTAGCTGAAGCAGATATTAACAGAAATTTGCGACACAGACTTATGGAAAATAGAGCTACAGCCACAGTTAATTCAAGATACAGCGTCTTACCTACCGATTTTTTAGAGCCCATCAGGTTACACTTAGAAGGAACTAACCATAATCCTTTGGAACTTGTAGGTTTGTTTGAAATGCAAAAGAAAAGAGCTGCTTCTCAGGATGTGGCTAATAAACCATTATTTTATGCCTTAACTCAAAGCGAAGTGGAGTTATTTCCGACGCCTAACCTTAATTACGATTTGGAAATGTATTATTATGCAAAAGTTCCAACTCTAAGCTCAAGCACAGCTACCAATAATATTTTAACTAATCACCCAGATATATACTTATACGGCAGTCTTAGTCACAGCGCACCTTACCTAGCAGAAGACCCAAGAATACAGGTATGGGCAGGGTTGTATAAAAATGCTATAGACGGCGCAAATCAAGAAAGTCAAAGATCTAAAAATAGCGGATCAGGCATGAGTATGAAAATAGAGGCGTATTAATGACTACTATTGTCAAACGTGCAACTAAAGGCGCTCCTCTTACACACGATGAAGTTGACGCTAACTTTGATAACCTAAATAATGATAAAATAGGTGTAACTGGCGGTACAGTAAATGACGATGCTATTGTTAACTTTGGCAACAGCACAGACTTACAGATTTATCATACAACTACTGGTAATGATGGTTACATTAAGAACAATACTGGTGAGTTATACATTCGTGGCGATAACATTACGTTAGGTGCGGTAGACGCAACAAGCCCAACATTTATTACAATGGATGAAAACGGTGCTGTTGAGTTATTTTTTAACAATAGCAAGAAATTAGAGACAACAACAGATGGCGTAACCATTAATGGTGGCCTCACTGTCACTGGCGGCTTTACTACAGCTAGTCTAGGCGTAACAGGCGCTTTGACTGTTGATAGTATGACTGTAACAAATGCTTTAACGGCAGGCTCAGTTATAACAGGATTAATTACAGCTAGTGGTGCGGTAACAAGCGCAGGGCTTACGTCAACTGGCGATGTATCGGTAACAGGTAATGTAACGGCAAGCGGAGATATGTCTGCCAGCGGTGTTACGGCAACATCTGTTACCTCAACAGGAAATATTAGTGGTTCGGCTATATCGGCTACCACAGTGACAACAACAGGCGATATTACGTCTGGAAGTAATGTTATTGCTACTGGAAGTATTACTTCTGATAGCGTAGCAGCTAATGGTTCCATCTCTGGTGGGGCTATCAGTTCAACAGGTGCGATAACGTCAGGTGGCGGTATTAATTCTGTTGGCAATGTGACTGTAACTGGAGCGTTAAGTGTGACAGATGCAGAAACAACTAGGTCAAACCTCGATGTCGATAGGGCAGGCGAGGCATTGGCATTCAGTATAGCCTTGGGTTAATTAGAAAAGGAGTAAATCATGGCTGATGCAGCGAAAGCTACAATGGAAGTTACAGTCCTTCCAGATGAGATTGCAAAAACATTCTCAGCGACAATGACTGTCACACCTGAAGATGCAAACGACAAGTGGTACTACAAACTATCTTCAGTAAACAACACAAGCTCTGACCTTATTGCAGGGTCTTTTGTGGACTACACCGCAGTAGACAGTTCTACAGCGCCAGCGGCTGTAGCCGCCACAGATAAAGTTAAGTTTCTTTACATTAAGAATGTGGACGGAAACGGTGGCTCTATCCATGTTTGTTTTGACGCAGGAACGGTAACGGCAACTTTGGGTGACGCTGTTACAATAGGGCCAAACGAAGCTTTTGCGGCACGTTTACCAAATGCAACGGTTGCAGATGTTCACGCTATTTCATCAGCATCTACTGTTGAGTGTGTTGTTTGCGCTTTGCTTGACGACATTTAGGTAAGAGGTAAGCACATATGGCTAATACGTTTAAAAACTACACAGCGGCTTCAGTCGGTCAGTCTGAGGAAACTGTATATCAAGTGCCGCAAGGTACAACGTCAGTGGTTATTGGATGTAATTTAGCCAATGTGCATACTGCTCAAGTAAAAATATCTGTCAAGGCCGCATACGTTCATTTGGTTAAAGATGTACCTTTGCCAAGTGGCGCGGCCTTGTCAGTTCTTGATGGAAAAGTTATCCTGCAAGAAGGAAATACGGTCACGATAGAAAGTGACACAGACAAATCGGTTGACGTTATATTGAGTGTTCTGGAGCAAACCTAATGAGCAGACAGTCTGAACTAGCTGAACTAAGTAGGGTCTATGATAGTTCTGCCTTGTCGAACAGGAACCTTATAATTAATGGGGCGATGCAAGTATCTCAAAGACATGGAACTTCTTCTGTTCAACTATCTGCAACAGAACAGTATTTAGTAGATAGATTTTTTAATGATACAGGAAGCGGTTTCAACATAAGTGCAGATGCAGTGCAATCTAGTGATGCTCCATCTGGTTTTGCTAATTCTCTTAAACTTTCTTGTGACGCCGTTACCACACCTTCAGCAACACATAATGGTTGTATAACTACACTTTTAGAGGGTCAAGATTGTCAGAGATTAGCGTTTGGAACCTCAGATGCAAAAGATGTAACTCTTAGTTTTTATGCAAAATCAAGCTCTCAAAACAGTGGTCATACTTATGGGATTTTGCTAGGCGCATTTCTAAATGGCACTAGAAATTCTCAAGTAAAAGGTTTTACGGTTACTGACAGTTGGCAAAGATTTACTATAACTTTTAATGGTACTGGAACAGCAACAAGCACTGCTATTAACGATGATACTAATAACGGTATGCAAATTAGTTTTAGTCTTGCCGCAGGGTCCAGTGACCAAGCTAGTTATTCAACGTGGACTGCTGACAATGCTTTAAAGGGCTTTACTAGTCAGGATAACTTTTTTGATAACACTAGTAATGAGTTTTATCTAACAGGCCTTCAGCTTGAACTTGGCACAGAAGCCACGCCCTTCGAGCATCGGTCATTTGGTGAGGAGCTTGCACGGTGTCAGAGGTATCTAAGGAGAGGTAAGTTTTGTGGTGCAGGATGTTGGGGAGGTGGAGGAACTATAGCCATTATTGGTCATAATTATCCTGTCGCTATGAGAGCTGCACCTACTACAACATGGGTATCTGGGGGTTTTGCTTCTAATGGTGCTATTGATGCAAATATTACAAGTTTATATTCTGTTGTAAGCAATAGTACCCTTTCTCAAAGAACTTTATTAAATACTGCAACTAATACAGCAGCAAACAAAGATGGTTGTGACGTTCAAGATGTTTTAATGTCTTTTGATGCGGAGTTATAAGATATGATTATTACAAGTGTACAATATCAACCAAGTTTTACAGATAAAAACGAAGGTGTAAAAGCTACCATTGATGGTGATGTTTTATTTATTCCCATAGACCCAAACAATCGCCACTACGCAGCCATCCTCGAATGGGCAGCTGAAGGAAACACAATTGAGGAGGCTGATTAATGGCAGGGTATATAGGCGCAAACACTAGCTCAGTAACCAACAATCAAAATGCGGCTGAACGTAGAAAGAAGTTTACGTTTACGGCTGCTACAACTGCGCTTACTGGTTTAAATTTTTTACCTAACAAAATACATATTTTTCACAACGGAATACGCCTCGTAAAAGATACAGATTTCACAGAGGCGGCTGATGGACGGAGCGTAACCCTTACAAACGCCGCACAAGCAGGCGATGAAGTGGTAGCAGTTACGTTTTCTCAAAACCCTTCATCTGGTGGTTATTCTGATACAGATGTTGACGCACACTTATTAACGGCAGGCGTCACGCTCGATGCAACGAATAATAGATTGGGCATAAATGAAAGTACACCAACAGGCTCACTTCATGTTAAAGGAACATCAACGACTCATGGTAAAATAATATTAGAAGCAGGCGGTTCTGGCGGTTCAGCTAATAATAATTATATGGAGTTTAATAAACATGACGGAACTAAATTAGGTGAAATAGAAATCGGTGAAAGCGTTTCTAACGGTGGCAGTATTCTTCTTAAAACTACGCCGTCAGGTGGTTCTGCGACTACAAGAATGACCATAAATCACGATGGTATTGTAACAACGCCTAATAAGCCAGCTTTTTTAGCATACTTAACTTCTACATATACAGGTACAGGAATAGTTCCATTTAATAACACAACATGGAATGTTGGTAATCATTTTAATACTTCTACTGGTAGATTTACTGCACCAGTTACAGGAGTTTATATATTCACAGTTATTTGTACTTCTGCTGGCAGTCAAAATGCGACATACCAGTTTCTTGGTGTAAACGGTGCTAGGTATAGAGATTTGTTTGAGGGTGATGCATATATCATAAACTCTGAAAGAAATGCGTCTACTCAAGTTAGATTAACAGCTAACGATGTTGTTGACTTTAGAAATGGTGGTTCTTTCTCAGTACAAGGTAGTGGCAACGCATATTATTATTCTGCGTTTATGGGCGTATTGATAGGTTAGGAGGAACACATGAGCAACGCAAAAAAAGTAAATAGGAAAAAATTATGCCAGACATAACAATAAGTTTAACAGACACAGAAAATAAGTGCATGGAGTATGCGACTGTATCTGTGCAAGATTGGGCAGATAATGCCTTAACAAATAGAGCTAGAATAGCAAAAGATGAGATTATTGCTCTGCTCGTAGCTCATTGCAACGCGAATGGCGTAGCAATAGCGACAGGCGAAGATGCTCAAATTACGCAAGCCTACGAATTAGAAGTTGTTAAAACGGCGGCAGCTAGAAACGCAGAGGAAAGTACACCAGAATAATGGCAGGCTATATCGGAACAACAGGCTCTACGCCCCAAGCTACCCAGACGCGAGATACCTTTTTGTGTGTTGGCGGTGAAACTTCATTCGCAACAGGTGGGTACAGCCCCAACTATGTTGACATATTTTTAAATGGCATAAAAATGCAAGTGGGCACGGATGTACAAGCCACGAACGGTTCTGATGTAATTTTTGCAACGGCTGTGGCGGCTTCGGACATTGTAGAGGTCATAGCATACAAAACCTTTGAAGTGGCAGGCGCAGTAG